TTTTCCTACATTTCCCAATGTTTAACATTTTCAGGATTATATCGTCCAAAATCAGGTGTAAAATTAACTCTAGTCTTATCAGGACGATGCATCTCATATAATTGGTTTAATGTAGGAAAACCATTTAAAACAGTCTCAATTGGTACACCAGCTTTTCTACTTATTCTTGTAATCTCTTTCTTTTCCATACCTCCGAAACGATAAAAAGATGCTACCAAACTATCCATCGAGCTAAACTTACCAGCAGAAACACAAAACTGAAACATATGTAAGCATAACTCATGTATACGATGATTTGTACCCATACTATCATATGCCAATCCTATACTAGCTATTGCATAATCTGCCAGTGTTAACCTAGGATTATTTCCCCATGCCAATTTTACTAAAAAATCATCAATATGTTTATATGGTAACACTTTAGGCATCCACTCAGGAAACTCAGCTGTTCGAGCAATAAAATAACGTTTCAAAAAAACAACTCCTCTCACTTTCAAGCCTCCGTGTTCATCAGGAACACTCAAAAATGGAATATTTGATCTAATATTACGAATTTCCATCTTAAAAAAGATATTAACAAACTTTGCAAATCCTTCCTCATTTATAATATCACTTATTTCTGACCCTATAGCTGATACATGATCATCACCATATACAGGAAATTGCATTCTACCTGATTGATAAACTTCTTCAATTAGGGCCGATTTATGCGGCGTCATAATTTCAACATATATTGTATAACTAAACCATAACAACGCAACGATCCAAGAATTACCATGAGAAGTCTCATATGCACCTGACGGCATGGTACCAAAAATAATTTTCCATATACGAGCAAATATATGAACAGCTTTAACTGACAAATTTTCAGTTGCTACCTGCAACAAATACATAAATATTGCATAATGAGGTGACTGTTTACTAACATAAACTGCTGCTTGTGACGAATACAATTCTAACAATACTCTATTAATAGTAGTATCTAATGCCTTAAAATCTCCATCAAAAAATCTCATAGTAGGATCATCATACTTCATCTGTTCAGCAAATTTTTGAGCTCCTCCAAAGAAAAATTTCATACCAATTTTAATACACTTGCCTCTTTCAATCAATTGTCTATCTTTTTGAACGGATTGTGCGATATAATACATCATTTGTTGTAATATAAAAAAATCACGACATTTTTCATACATTTTTTGACGCTCAAGAGGATCCAAAGAATAACAATTAAAAATCTCAAATTTTTGACAAATACATGACGCTTTTTCAGTAAATTTTGTCTTACCAGTATCACGAATTTCTTCAATATGTTTCCAAAACGCAATCTTCATAGTTTTCTCTTGATCACCCTTTGTACCATTAACAGTCATCTTAACTTTTATACCATCTTGATCAGTATATGGTTTTTCTCCACCAGCACGAATACCTGCACTTGATTGAGTAGGAGTAGTAAACATATAAACATCTCGTTCTGTAATCGTCCACATAATTTTACCAAAATGTTTCTTCACTCCCATAAAATCATATAATCTAAGCAATCCACGACTTATACATTTACTTAACACAGGTGACATATTCGGAACATACCTCGTGTCAGTATTATATTTTTCAACCAATTTCACTAACTTCACAGGATATAAATTTTCACACGAACTAGTCGTATATTTACCTAACTTATCACCAGTGAACATTCTATTGTACATTGACAACGATCTACAACACAATGCAGTTAAAGGAACAGGATTATAATCTGTCCATGAGATCCCAGGCACACTATGATCATAAGAAATTTTCCAAACAAATTTTTCAAACCATGTGATCGGATAATATGCACACATAACTCGATTTAAATAATTATAATCTTCTTGCCGGAAAAAATAAGGTATCTCATGAACCATATCTGGAAGCTCATGCTCTTTCGGATACCGACTAAACGGAAACATTTCCGGAACATTTATCCAATTTTTTGACTTCATTAGTTCCAACTTCATTTCTGCTTGTATAATTTTCTGATCTCTACTAACTGCTGTTATTTTCTTATTCGAGACACTATACTGACTTTCAAAATATGCCATTGCCTCTATTGCCATATCAATACGATCCCGCAACTCGCCGTTTGCATACCGATTTTGCTCATACACTAAATTAAGTGGTATTGCAACTGTTCGCTCTATGTCACCAACAACTTCAAATGATATACGTGACATTACACCACTTCTATATGTTAAATATTTAGTAACAGGATACCTACAGGACAACGCCCTGCCGAGTGTAGAAGCTATTTTAAAAATTTGTGATCCACACAAGTCAGGATGATCAATTATGGTAATGTATCTTTAAATACTTGACAGCAATTTCCGCCAATCAAG